AGTCCGAGAGTTAGCTGTACCAACTCTTCTAATGGACCACTTGTTCTTAGTTTGAAATCTGTATACCAGCCAGTGTTCTTATTGATTTTAAGAACAGTGTTATTATCTGAGCTTCTATACAGAGGTCTAGCCCTGTACTCCTTGCCAAAGTCGAACAAGGTATACCCCAAAGATTCTAATATTTCCCTTAGATTTTCCATTAGATTTCAAGCTGACCGTCATTTTCGGCTTGATCATCTATTTCGTGTTGTGCGTTTTCATGCTCGATTATGTTTTCGAGAGATCCATGTTCTCTAACTGTAAAGTTATCTACGGAGAAGTTTAAGAAGTTGGAAACCCATCTTTGATTGCCGTTTATGTTCCTGAGTAAAAGGTCATGATGTCCAGCAGCGTCTTTTCCTTGGAACCTTGTTTTTAGCGGTATCAATTTGTGAGTACCAAAATCAATAGCAAGCTGGCCGTTTGGGTGATAAACGTTATCTGCCGCTATCTCTTCTGGCCATTTCCTTCTGAAGATAGCTACGAAAGAGGCGAACCACTGTAGCCTATCTGATTGAGCTATTGCTGAAGAGTCATCTACTGAGCCAGCCCTGCTGTTTTCTCCTGTTCTATTTAGTTGAACGGCGGTAAAAACAACACAGTTAAGTTCTTCTGATATTTTTTTCAGCTTACTTACTTTTTCGCCAATAGCTTGGTACTCTGCCCAGTTTTTAGTAATGCTTTCTCCGGTGAGTTTTAAATAATCATAAATTACTAATGCTGGCTCACCTCTTTTAACGTTTTTGTAATACCACCTACGGATGAAAGATATGATTTGCTCTACGGTTTTGTCTCCTACCCTGTAGTGATCCATTGAGAAATCTTTAATCTTTGGCCAAGTTTCCCTTATGCTTTTTACTTTCATTGGGTCTTTTCGCCAGTTGCCAGTTTCAATATGCCACACAGGCACTCCAGAGAGACTAGCTAAGATTCTCATCTGTAGTTCTTTTTTTGACATCTCTGTGTCGAGGTAAAGAACTTTAGGTTTTGATGGGTTAGATATATGAGTATGTAGCCCAAGATAACTTAAAAAAGTCGTCTTTCCTTGACCGGGGCGAGCAGCTATAGCATATAGGTTTCCGGGCCTCAAACCGCCGTATAAGCGATTAAATTCAGAGTATGGCGTAAGGAACCCAGTATCTTCATCTGGGTCATTACCGGAGGTTTCTGTGACTTCTTCTAGGTCATCAAAAAGATCTTCTGGCTCATTATCAAAGCCATATTTAGATATCTCTGAATTCAAGCTCCCATCAAGAGTGGAAACTATGTCGTCAAACGTTCTTTCCTTCGGTGTCTCTAGGTCATTTATGCACCGTTTAAGAACCTGCTTCAGATCTCGCCGCATTCTTATTTGATGAAGCGTTTCAGCGTTTTCGATAGTGCCCTTCTCTGTTACCTGAGTAAAAGAAAGGTCTTCAATGTAATCAAAAATATCTATGTCGTCCTTAAACGAAACGCCGATATCTTTAATTTTATTTGCCAGTACAATTTTGTCTATCTTGTCGCCTTCACTTAAGCACGACTTGATGACCATATAAATTGTACTATGAACTTCATTAAAAAAATGTTCTGGAGTTAAAAATATATCTAAATCTGGAAAAACTTCTTGATGATTTATTATGCCTCCTAGAACCCTCTTCTCTGTCTGTATCGAATATATTTCCATTGTTCTTCTTCGTAAACAAAGAAGATAACTCTGGTGGGATTGATGGTCAAGCTAAACCTCTTCTTGCCCGTCATCGGGAGGATCTTCATTGATCATCTCTTCCACTGATGCTTCAAGATTGTAGGTTTCTAGAGTTTTACTCCAATTTGATATATACATTTGCAAAGCCATCGCACACATTGGAGTGTCGGCATTAGAAAAAACTTTTGGGCGACCTTGGTCGTCAAAGTTAAAGAGAACGTACCCCCCGTTGGAACATTCATTTATGTTTTCTAGTATTTGAGGAGGAAATTTAAAATTTTTTTCCACGTTATTATTTACACTAATCAGTTGATGGACACACCGAATTTTTTTTCAATAAATTCTAAAGATAAATTTTCAACTTCATCATGTTCTATTTCAATCAAAGTAAATCCATTTTTTTCGAGCCACTCTGTCTTCTCCCAGTCTCTTCTGATTGAATTTAAATAATTCGCTTTTGAATTATTGTGGAAGAATTTATTAAACTCCTTATGCTGCGGTCCATTTACTTCTATTGCTATTTTTTTCGTGAAATTTATCAAATCTACGGACATTTTAGTTCCGTAAACAGGGAATTCTTCAAAGCATACCTGATATTTCCAGTACTTCTTAAGAAATTGCTTAACACTGAATTGCAGCTTTGACCTAGAAGGTTTCTCCCATTTTATTTTATACTTATTTACATTTTTCGAGATAAGTCTGCCAGTGACGCTGTACAGTCTTAGCATCATGCGACATAAACCTCTTTAAATTTGTCGTACCAATAATCAACAAAACCTTTATTTTCTTCCATGAAATCTAAGATGGAATCTCTGCCTTGGAATTTTTCAGGCATTTCAATACCTTCTTGAGCCATTTGCTCGATAACCTCTGGGCTTACAGTCACCCAAGCTCCAGACTTGGTTAAGAGACCGTTCTCAAACATCAAGTCTCTAATCTCTCTTTCTCTCCATACGCTATTGCCGCCTACTCTACCGTACATAACTGGATATGTTATAATCGTGTTGGTTTTTTCATTAGGAGATTTTTTGACTGTGATTTTTGCTTCGTGACCCAGTATCTTATTTTTTATTGGATCGTATCTTTCATTTGGTTTTTCAAGGATCAAGTCCTTGTTGTACCGACCCTCAAACTCAAAGATAAAGTTAGCGTAGTGCATTAGTGCATTACCTCCGGTTGCACTAGTGTTTTTAAACGCTTTTTTAGCATAGGGATCTAGCTGAATATCTGACCTTACTTGGCTTATTAAAATCATAATATGACCACCTTTACACATGTCTAGTGATATTCTTTGCATGATTTTAGATGCTAGTAATGCTCCTCCTGCGACTTTAGTAGCTTCGTCTAGATCTTTTTCTAAGTCTCCTTTTGGTATCAAGCTATCTACGCTATCAATTATGATCCCGTATCTTATATTTTCTGGATTGTCAGATATAAGAGCTTTTATGATTTTAAAAACTGTCTCATACACATTGGACTCAAGAACAAAACATGTTCCAGTTTTCCATTCCTCAACTTTTTTAACAAACTTTACCCCAGTTCTTTTCTCCATTTCTGGATCTAGTCTGCCTTCAGATTTAACATAGACCCCTTTAGAGTTTTCAACTTTAGTAAGCATGTTCTTCATGACCTCTA